CTGCCGATAAGGAAGTGACTGTAGTGGAAGGCGAGGTAACAACCGCAACTGGTGCTTATACCTAAACTGAGATAAAAAAATGAGCGGCCATTTTGGGTCGCTCTATCCTATTCACTCTTAATAATTACACTAATGAAAAAATATACTTACCTAATTTTCTGTTTGTTATTTGTGGCTTTGGTTATTGCAATCCCGGAGCTGCACCCTCAGACATGCCATCTTGATGGAGATACATTGACCATGCTGGCAGCTGGTCCGGCCTTCGCACCGCTGAAATGGAATGTCGGTCAAAATAATATGGGAGGATATAAAGGACGGTTGCTGTTCATTCCATTCGATGCTCCTAATACAGTACCAACCGTTCCGGATCCCGGCAAAGCTGCAGACAATGAAGCACTAGTGACGGCAGCCGGTGCATTTGCTTTTCCTGCAGAAGGAACGTATAAGCAACCTATTTATCTATATAGTACAGATGCGACAGTCGAATATAAAGCGGAGCAGCAAGGAGAAGCTGACGGGATCAGCTATAAACAGACGCTAAGTTTCTTCTTCCCTGGTAATACCCCGGAAATGCATGCATTCAATGCATTGGTAAAAAACACAGCAGGCTATTACATCTTTGAAGACTCCGACGGCAGGCAAATGATCATGGGACAGCCGGGATTATATGCTTCTACTGCTCCTTCCTTCAATGGAGGAAAAGCAAGAGGTGACCGTCGCGGTACCACCTATACGGCTACCGCCGATTCCAATTATTCAGCAATCTTCCTGGAAACTCCTATTGATATGGAAGTCATAGGCGGATTAAAACCAGCCCCAACACCTCCAAGCGAATAATATGATCAGACAAGAACAACTCAACCAATGGTTAGGAGACCGTCAGCGCAAATATGTTGACGGCCTGGTTCTTTTCAATGCTCTCGCAAAGGAAGCTATGAAAAAGAAATTTGCTGCTTACCTGGCAGCAGCTCCGGAAGATCCCCACATCTTTGATCCGCATTTCACCCAACTCGTTAATTGCTTGTCCAAACTCGACAAGGAGATTAAATTCTCCCCTTCCTTATATCCTGCCGCAATGGAAGAAATTGTTGTAGTAAAGACCATGAGCGAGAATGATCGAAAAAAAACGATCGAATCCAAGCAAGCGAATATCGCCTCCCTGGAAGAGTTAGTCAATAACCTTCGGTCACGAATTGATAGTTTGGAGAACGACAGTGAAAGCCATGCTGATGAACTTGTTTCCCTTCAGGAACAGTTTGACGAGAAAATGTCAGAGTTATCTGCCTTGCAGAACGAAGTGAACGCTCTGAACACACCTGGTGTCAAGATCATCACAGAAGAATCACTCAGCCCGTCTATTCGAAAGGCTTATGCCCGTATCAAGGAAATCGCACCTCTATATGCAAGCTTGCATAACGATGTAGCTAATTCGGAGATCCCGGCAGAAGAACGGCAGCCTATAGCCGAAGAGCTCTGCAAGCTCGATGACGAACGCCGCCGGCTTTGGAAGCAGATCGACAGCTGGGCAGAAGGAAAAGGTGAACTGAGCCTTAAAGAGAAACGACCGGTATACAGTGAGAATGGCGTAGTACGCGGTATTGAGATCGCACGTCAGATTAAACGTCTGAAACAAAACATTACTAACAGCCAATCTGCTGCTAACCGCGCCGAATCTCAAGGTAAAAAGACTGTTATGCAAAATGCCTTAGATCGTGTTGCCGGCTACCAAGAAGAACTGGCAGCACTGGAAAAGGAAATTGCGACGCAACAGAGCGCAAGTAAGGAATAACATCAGAGGCATTGCCCCTGGATCTATGAACAGTTCATGCACAAGCGAGGGCGATACATCTAGTGTTGTCCTCGCTTTCGTTTGAATACAACAAACCACTATAGTTATGCCTAAGAAAGATCCCACATATGACCGGATAGAACGTGCCTTGTTCAAAGACAGAGAGGAAGCATCAAGCATCCTGTCCCAACGGGAAATGGAAATCAAAAAACGAATGATGCTATGTGTCAGCAAAAAAATGGAAGATCCTCTGATCCAAGACACCGAACTTGTCAACTTCCTGATGAATGGATGCGGAGGTAACGCAGATGCCGTATCACAGTCACAAGCATACCGGGACATCGGCATGATCAACAGATTAGTTGGCAACATTCAACTGGCCGCAAAAGCCTGGTATCGGTACATGATTGTCGAAGGCGGGAAAAAAGCCTTCAGTATGGCAATAGACAAAGAAGATGCCAAGGGAGCAGCTGCAGCGTTGGACAAGATAGGTAAATACACTCGCTCGGACAAAGAAGATGAGAAATTCGACTACTCCCAGCTCGTTCCTCCATCATTTGAGCCTTCAGATGATGTTACCCTTCTGGAGGGTCTGGAACCTATTGAAGACCTTGAAGGAACCAGGTCAGAAATGCGAAGCAGATTCAAAGGTATGTTGAGCAAAAAAGCGGTGGACATTCGTCCCATCGAAGAGGAGGAAAAAGAATGAGTACACCCCTCTCTCCTATCTTATCTGCCCGTGAACGCCGCAGAAAGCAATATGAAGTCGTAGACAAATTCTTCAATAAGATGCAGCGCCAGGCGATGGCCATCAACGCACATGACGAGTATATAGTCGCATCACGTGGTACCGGGAAGTCCGAAGGTATTGATGCCCGAATTATCCTTCGGAACGTATGGGAAATGCCGGGATCTTTGGGTGGTCTCATCTCTCCGTCATACGCCAAGGCATGGGGAAATACTCTTCCGGCAATCTGCAAGGCTTTGGCTGAATGGGGATACATTCAAGGCATTCATTATGTCGTTGGTCATAAAGCTCCTGCAAGCATGGGATTCGCCAAGCCTGTCCGTCCTGTCCTGGGTGAAGGCTGGAGCAATGCATTCCACTTTTGGAATGGTACGGTCATGGTGATCCTGTCATTCAACCAAGGGATGTCTGCCAACTCCATGTCGCTGGATTGGGTGATAGGCCCTGAAGCTAAGTTTCTCAACTATGAGAAGATTAAAAGTGAAGTGGATCCTGCCAACCGAGGCAACCGGCAATACTTTGGTGAATGCCCGCACCATCACAGCGTAAGCTACTCCACAGATATGCCGACCGCATCGATGGGGAAATGGATCCTGGACAAGATGGATGAAATGTCCCCACCTCACATCAACCTGATCAGAAACTTATATCTCAAACTGCAGGAGTACAAACGCAAGCCACTCACGGATCATGTGATGCGTCAGATCAAAGAATATCAATTTGACCTTGATCTAGCGAGGAAATACCAGCCTCCAATCAAACCGCAGCCGGGGAAAACTAAAGAATATACAGTTTTCTATGGTGAATACGACGTATTCGACAACCTTGAAGTGCTGGGAGAAGATTTTATCTGGCAGATGTATCGTAACTCACCACCGCTAATTTGGCGTACCGCTTTCATGAACGAACGCCTGTTCCGTGTACCGAACGGCTTCTATTCTGCGCTGGATGATAATATTCACTTCTATATCCCGAAAGACAATGGACGCCTCCGGAATCTTGGATGCAACTGGGGAAAACTGACCTCCTGCGGCTGTTTGGGAGACGGAGATCTTGACTTCGATCAGGAATTGCACCTGGCATTCGACTCAAATGCATCCATCTCCACAGCTGTCGTAGGCCAACTGAATGAACACACGATGCGCATTCTCAAGTCATTTTATGTCAAAACACCAGGGAAGCTACAAGATCTTGTCAAGATGATAGCCGACTACTACCGTCCGAAACTTAATCACGATATAGTAGTCTACTATGATCATACGTTCACCTGGGAGTCAGGATCCACTACAGAAACTTATGCCGATATCATTGAACGGGTATTCAAAGAGAATGGATACAACGTGACGATGGTCTATGTCGGTCAAGCCCCGAAACATGAGTGGAAGCATCTGAATATAGACTTGACTCTGAAAGGAGATCCGCAATTTCTATGGATCCAAATAAACTTGCATCAAAATGAATTTCTGAAGATCGCAATGGAACAGACTGGCATCAAGCAGGGAAAGAATGGATTTGAAAAGGATAAAAGGCCTGAAGGGAGCGATGACACTCCTGACAATCCGGATGAATATAAGACGCACATAACTGATGCATTTGACACGCTGTGGCTAGGAATGAACTTCTATTTCACGGCACCTGGATCAAACTCTAGTGGTGTATTCTTCCTGAATAACAGGTAGCCACCAACCAGTCTCAAGCAATTCTCATAGAAAAAAAGGCAAAGAGCTGATAACCAATAAAAGGGGAGGAAAAAGAGGGAATATTTTCTCTTTTTTCTCTCGTCTGACCACGCACCGCCCTAAGAAAATGTTTCGATCTAAAGTTTTTTTTCACCCCTTATATGCTGGACCTCACTACTTGTAAACAAATTTCGTTTTTATCATTTTGGGGCCTCTGCCATGTCCTTTACGACCTACTGCATACCCGATACCTTTGCTGAAAAACAAGACATGGACCCCATCCTTAAACAACAATTGCTCGCATTCATACTTGGTGGTAGCTTTCTATCAACCATCACAGGATTCGTCACCCTCAAATACACTAAAAAGCAGGCAGAAGCTAAAGCTCTAAGCTCTGTACAGGACGTATATCAAGAGCTCATCGCTGACCTGCGAGCTGATAAGCTAGCTATGAAAAAAGACAAAGAGGAAAGCGAAACGAGGTGGACAACTCGCATTGAGAAGCTGGAAAATAATCAGCAATCGCAGGATAAAAAGATAGCGGATAACGAAAAAGAAATAGCTGATCTCAAACGATTCAAATGTATAAACCTATCGTGTAACAATCGAAAACAATGAAACACTATGCACACATTCTTATTTGTACTGCCTGCCTTGCATGCGCTTGTTCTTTTTGTGGTTGCCGTGCTACTTATCAAAACGATAGTAGCACTCAAGAGCAAACCCGTCTTTCTATCTCAGACTCAGCTCTACGCATCAGAACTGAAGATGCCTGCTCCCGATTCAACCTTAATCAAGAAGAAGCAGACAAAGGCTGGAAAGTCAAAGTTAACTTCGACACATCAAAGCCGGCAGATCCGGAGACCGGCTTATCCCCGATATCGAATATCGAGATTGAAGGGAATGAAAAGACAGTTAAGACCTTGCTACAGGAAGATGACACTATACACGTATCTGAGAGTCAAGAAACGAAGAATGATCTCACGCTTCAGCAAAGAAAACAGTCAGCCTCCCACAAAGATGCCGGAAGTTCTGTAGCTGCTGGGATAGACAACGGGATCCAGTATGGCCTAATCATCGGGATCCCTATTATTCTTATCATCTTAACATTAATCATCCATGCAAGATTCAAGCAAAAGGATTCATCAAAGTAAAATATGGAAGCTGATGGAACGATATGCGGATGGGAAGCCTATAGAGTTTTCCATCCAGTTCTGCAAGAAGAGTACCGGGGAACTAATCACTTATGAACGTGCTGTACTCACTTCATTTCATAGCAGCGGTAGTACAATCAATGTACTGCAAGCCGGTGAAGCCACACCACGCAAGATCCGGCGCTGCCTTATCACCCAGTTTAATCATCTCAAAGTATATTTCTAATGAAATCAGAGCAACAACCTAACCTAGTTATGAAAGGGTACGAAACCTATGCAGTCCTGAAAGGAGGTGAGAAAGTTATTCAATTCAGTGATAACAGCGACATTGTGACTGACAAGGAGGCATCAGCCGTTGAAGTCGTCCCTAAGGGAAAGAAGGATCCGATCAAGTTCATTCCACGCGGAAGGAATAACGACATGATGTACGACATCATGCGTAAAATCGGCACCAACGTTACCATCGGCAGTAATGTTGAATTTAAGAATAAAGTCGTGTTTGGAGACAGCATCCTTGTCTACAGGAAGAAACGCGACGGAAAAACCCGCAAAATCATCAAAGAAGAAGTGCTTCCGGAAGAAGAACCCGAAATCTTTGAGTTTCTTGAGAACAATAACTTCAACTTCATCCGTGTAGAGCTCGCTAATGATCTTGTCATCTTCTACGATGCTTATTTAGAGTATATACTCAGCAATGATCCTAAATCGCCCAAACTCGTACAGATCAAAGCAAAAGAGGCAACCTGCTCACGTATTAGCGAGATCGATGAGAAGACCGGTAAAAGTGAATGGCATGGGTATTCAGCAGAATGGAAGAAAGGAACCCCTGAAGATCTTGTCGCCACTCCCCTGCTCGATCGACAGACTCCTTTGCTGGATCTTAAGAAAAGGATGGGACTTGCTCCTGATGATGAAGGAAACCTCGTCATCGGGAAAGATCGCAGATTCATTCACAATCTGCGTATTTCGACGCCAGGACGTTTTTATTATAGCCGGCCCTATTGGTGGAGCGTATTTGCTTCAGGATGGTATGATTTCTCCTGCGCTATTCCCATCTTCAAGAAATCTCTGATTAAAAATCAGATGGCTCTCAGGTATATCGTATATATCAAGGATACATTTTGGGAGAAGCTATTTGCAGACGAGAAGGTCGTCAAAGATGATGAAAAAACTGCCCGCAGACAAAAGTTTCTTGATGACATGAATGATTTCCTTGCCGGTGAGGAAAATGCCGGAAAAGGATTTGTTTCACATTTCAGGTATGACAGAGTAAAAGGCTTCGAGGATAAGGACATCATCATTACTCCTCTTGAATCGTTCTTCAAAGGTGGCGAATATATTGAGGACAGCGAGGAAGTAAGCAACATGATGTGCTACGGAATGGGAGTACATCCTTCCATCATCGGATCCGCGCCAGGCAAAGGCAAAAGCATTAATGGAACTGAAGCACGCGAACTGTTCACCATCGAGCAAGCCCTCATGAAGATGTACCAGGACGCAACCCTTGAGCCTCTGTACTTTGCCAAGGCAGTCAATCAATGGCCTTCGGACATCTATTTCTCTGTAACCAACTGCCAGCTCACCACTCTTGATCAGGGAACGGGAGCTACAAAAAACACAGGTCTAACTCCAGAAACTGAAGAAAAATGAACGCATTAATTCCCGATATTGAGACCTTAAAGAAGGTAGTCAAGATCAATTCGTCATTACCTTATGAATCTATTGAACCGTATATTGAGGATGCTCTTGATATCTATGTTAAGCCCTATATAGGGCAATCCGTCATTAAACAAGCTCTGACAGACCAAGAATCTGATATATATAGCAAATTATTGCGTGCGCTTGGGCCGCTGACCTTAATGCTTGCGACGAATGAACTCGGAGTCATGTTCGGGGATACCGGCATCACGGTCAGTAATGTACAAGGACAACGTTCTCCGGCCAGTGATTCAAAAATAGCGGCGGCAAAGGAGAACCTGTGCTTCCGAGGAATGCAAGCTCTTGACCGGCTTATAACCTACCTGGAAGAAAATAAGGAAGATTTTCCGGAGTACGTAACAGACCATATTTCCCCTTTCTGCTTTATCCGGAATGCACACGATTTTCAGGATCTTGGCATGGTAGACATCGATTACTCCACCCTGTCTTATCGTATCATGTACCCCACAATCCGTCAGCTTCAGGAACGAAATATTCGTGAAATGATACCGGACAATGTATATGCGGATTTAAGGGAAGCATACTCTAAAGATAAACCGACACCCAAGCAGCAGGTTCTCATTGATCATATCATTCGTTTTCTTGCAAATAAGACGGCAGAGCTCTATACCTCACAAAAGACAACCGAGCAACGTGTCGCCAGCAAAGCAATAGAATATTCACCTGCCATCCGCCCGATTTATCAGGATCCGGACGCAAACGGTAATTTCTTTGCTAGTCAGGCAACCTACTATGCCGGGAAAATACACACTTATCTGGCCGAAAATGCAGAAGAACTAGGCATTGAAACAAGATCCCAAGCTATTGACTTTAACTCCAAGAAAAAGAAGCTATTCACTTCAATATCATAATACTATGCATACGATACAAATCAATGACGATACATACACACTTCCTGGAAGCTGGGACGAGCTCACCCCGAAGCAGCTCCTATACCTGGTTAAACTCACTAAATCGAATATACCGGTAGAACAAGTTAAGATCTACATGATGCTCTATTACCTGAAAGCTCACGTATGCCGGCACAAGAAAATATTCAAAGAATATGTCCGTATCAAAATTGGGCAGGAAAGTGAAACAGTCCGCTTCCGGATCCGCAGCCGTCGGTACCTCCTTCATCCCGAAGAAATCAGTCTGCTCGCTGATCAATTTCACTTCCTGATGCGTGAGGAAGAAAACCATATCACTTCACAGAGGCTATATCTCATTAATCCGGAACTGACAGTCAATCCTTACCCGACACTCCGCTTCCGGTGCCGGAAATTCATCGGACCGGAAGACCAGCTGTTCGATATCACCTTTGAGCAATTCATGTATATGCAAACCTATTTGGATGCGATGCAGCTGGACCCTCAAAAGATCAACCATCTCCTAGCCTGCCTGTGGCATCGTGGGAACGAATTTGATATCAATCGTCT